TTAATTTGGTGTTCTGGTAAGCCTCCAACATCTGTCCAAAGATTTCCTTTAGCATCAAGGACTAATTGAAAGGTTAATAGCTTTGCTTCAACTTTTTTCTTTGCCATTATAGTATCTCACAAGCACCAGCAGTACACGCTAGTTCTTTAGTATTCTCAGTCATATCTTCTTTTTCGTAGTCAGAGAGTAAGGACCAATCAATTGAAGTAGCAGTCTTGGTTAACCAGTCTGTATAATCTTCTTCTGTTATTTCTTGATAGGGTGCTTGTTTGTATGAATGATCAGTATAAGGTAAAAAAGATATACCAGAAATAGTATCAAAGTTTTTCCATACCCACGAGCCTACATCTAACCATTCGTGTTCTCTTACAGAGATGGTAGCAGAAGGTTTATGTTCACACCACTCATCCTGATAAAACTTCCAAAGTCTTAAATGATTTAAAGCATCTAAATCTTTTCTTGTAATAGATTTTTCGGGAGCTTTAATAGGGAAATAGAAAACATAAGTATGCTCTGGTTTTGTTATATCATCTTCGTGATAAACTCCTTGATCAACCATCAACTGTGCTACTGGATCTTTCTTATCAGCACGAACAGTTCTTATATAATAAGGGCTGTGTCTAGTATGAATCCCGGATGCGCTATCTACTAACTGACTAACAGTTCCACTAGGCTTTACACAAGTGATAGCAGCAGATTGATTAATGCCTAATTTCTTAGCCCATTTTTTATTCGTTATTATTGCATAGTCTTTTAAATCTTTTAAATAACCTGCTAATAATCCTGCACTTCCCCTACCACTCATAGATATATTATCCATAATACCTGTAAACGATACACCAAGTAGAGCTTCATCGACTGTGTTGTTCTCCCAAGTCTTAGTTAAATATCTAAAGTTCGTTAAAGTTGCCTGGAATGTACCAAGAATTGTTGCTAATGTTACTTTCTTTTGTAACTTCTTAAAGCTATCAGTAGGTTTAATAACAACTTCAGTTAGATTACAGAATTGTTTGTTACGTAATATAATCTCACTACAAGGATTGCAACCATAGTTTTTATATTCTTCTCGTCTTCCATTCTTAGCGGCTTGTTTCTCGGCAGCTTGACGATTAAAGATACCTCGTTCACCGCTACGACTTTCATATAGAGACAACCATTCCTTCATAAACGCTCCCATTTCTGCTGAGTCTGTATAAGCTACGGAATTATTTGCTAATGCTCTGTGTTGGCTATCTTCCCACCAAGCACCTGATTTAGCATTACGCATACGTTCATCTGAGAGATTACTGAGAGAGATTAAAGCTGATCTTCTAACACCACCTACGACTACAACTTCTGCAATCTTACACATAAGATCGTGGCAATCTATAGATACAAGTTTCTGTTGTCCTTTAGAAGTAGCATCTCTGAAAATATTAAGAGTAAACTGAAACAGATCTTCAAGCGGATCTGGACCACTAGCACGACCACCAAAAGTTTTAAGTCTTGCTCCGTGTGGTCTGACATTAGACACATCCCATTTAGGAATTTGTCCTGAATAAAGTAATGATAGAAATTCTTTATAAGCTTTTGCCCAACCAATCTTTGAATCTGCTACCTTTATGATAGTGTCTGAATCAAACATCTCTTCAGGGAGATCAGGAAGTTTGTTAATATACTGTCGCTCTACGCTAAAGCCAACACCTGTTCCGCACATAAGTATATAAAGTGTCTCGTCAAAGACACGAGTATTATCAACTGCAACATAAGCACAGTTAAAACCAGCAACATTATCTCGTTCTAATGCCCTACCTGCTGACATCAACGCTCTCATACTCGGCATAATTTCTAAATTAAGAACAGCTTCTTCTAATTCTTTGCGAAGTTTCTTAGTTAATTTATAGTTATTATTTTTCTTTAAATGTTTCTCGAAGAAATCAAAGTATCGCTTGACAGTTTCTTGCCAGTTCTCTCGTCTGTTAAGTTCTTCGTTCCATCTTGCGTATCTGCTTAGATGTATGAACTGTTGATAATTTGTGGGTAATTTAATCTGTTTCATCTTTTAAAACTTCCATTAATCTTTGTTCGTACCATTCGGCTTTCTCTAAATCTTGGATGCCATTTTTATATCTAAATCTCCAACGATATTTCAAAGAGTTTCCTCTTAAATATCCTACGTATTCTTCGTGTGTCAACATAGCTTCAATAGCATCTATACATTCTATCTTGCCGTTATTATAGTGTGGTGGGTGATTGACTAAATCCTCATCCATTAACTTATGTGCGTGTTCCATTAATTCTTCCATTATTATCTCCATTCCTTAGGAAAGCTTTCTTCGCTATACCATTTAAATCCATTCTTCTCTGCCCATTCAGCGTGACTTCTTTTTGTTCCGTCTCTTCTCATCTTTGCGGCTGGCATAGGAGCAGACGGCTTGGCGAATATAAATATTAATTCACAATCATCAGGCAATATTTCTTTGATCCATTTGTATTTATTGTATTCAGCATAATCCCAAAACCTACCTTTAGCTTCAAGATATATTATCTTGTCATCAATAACTCTTATGAAATCAGGATGGTATTTATGTGGAATAGAATACTCTATCAAACCTTTGTGGTGTTCCCAACTTTTTAATATCTCCTGGTGTAGATCATACTCCCATTTGGAATCGTATCCTTTAGGTAATCCTTTTTCTATCGGTCTTCTCTTTCTAGGTTTTCTTTTCATTAGTGCATTGTCTCCCCTTCTGGTGCAGGGCGCAAATCATTCTCACGAATAAGTATCTCTGCTGTTATTAACTCTTCTAGTCGTTCAAGTATAGGGCGATCTATTTCTTGTATTTCTGCACCTGTAAATAGAACCCCGCCTAGTGCTATTAATAATTCTTCTAAATCAATTGTATTAATATCAATTTCTATTGTGCCTGTCTCTTCTAAATCTTTTATTTTTTTAGTTTTTCTCATAGATAATAATCTCTTCCTTGTGCTGGTTTTTGTTCTTGTTCTAAGTCTTTTTGTAATTGTTCAAACGTGAGATCAGGATTCCTTTTAACACGTTTATAAATCCACTTTAGAGAGTATGCACTAAGAAGAAGGTTTCTATTGACATATAAATGTGTCTGTTCACCTAAGAAATCTTCTATGTTAGATACTGTAATTTGTTTATGATCTTCTTCATCAGGAAGAACAGAATGCAACCACTCTACAAGTATTTGTTTAGCTTTCTTACGAAGCTTTTTGTTTCTTTTTCCACTCATTTGTAACCTCTTCTACTCGTGGAAGCTTTGCAACATTTGTTAAGTATTCAAACTTCTTAGCATATTTAAAGACTCTAAGGCCCATACCTAAATTAGTATCTTTATGACATTCAAACTTATGTCTGCACCAAGTACATCCTCTAGCAATTTTCATATTACCTGATTTTCCATCAGGAATAGGAGCATAACATTTATCAGGAGGAGTATCAGATTTAGTTTGATTCTTTAAAAGATGTATTCTGTCTATAATATTTGGTTTATCCAATTCATCTGGTCTGAATAAAGAAAGTTCTCCATTCTCTTTATTAAGCACCAGGAATCCTCCATTGTTTGTACCTTCGCTTGCTTCGTATCCAGCTATCTGAGCCATATATCCAAATGGATCATCGTCAGGAAGTGTTCCTTCTTTAAACTTCTTGAATGCGAAACTAGAAGCTGTCTTAATATCCACAACTTCTCCATCAATTTTACAATCCATATGTCCTTTGATACCCTCAACATTTACTTCTTTCTGTTCATCAGTAACTTTATGTTCTGCTAAACGAGCTAGGAATAAAAGTATTTCTTCACAGATATGTCCGTATAGAAATTTAATCTGCAAGGTAGCAGAAAAGTTTTGGTTTACATCTTTAGATTTCATATCATACCAAAGCTGTCTGTTTGGTTTACCTATGTTTGACATTCTTAGTGTTGGTTTATCGTGTGAATGAACTGCGGACCAATTTAATAATGCTTGTTTCATAGCATCACCAAAATTGGTAGCTGTTTGATCAGATATGTCTAAGGACTGACCAGCACTAAGCGTTTCTAACTTAGCGTAGATGTCGCTTACTAACGTGTCTAATGTTTTTTTCTTTTTCATTTTATTTCTCTAAATAATTTATGGCTCTTTGTAATGTATGAATATCGTCTTTGAAACCACCTAATGTTCTATTACATTTTTGGCATAACCATCCGCGAAATTCTTTTGTTTCGTGGCTATGATCAATTACCCAAGCTGTTAAGGCATTCCTTTGTTTCACTTCTTCCGCTCTACCAAGACAGATAGGACATTCGTATGTGTCATCGTCAGGCATACCATATTCAATTCTTAATTCTTCTACTCTTTGTTTCGCTTCGTAAATACATTGTTGACATTCATTTCGTAAGTAACCAGTTCCTGCTTCTTTACCACCATTAGCATTTGAAAAAGCTGATAATGGTTTTCGTATATTACATTTACTACATTCTTGGCTATCGTCTCCTACTTCTTCTAATGATTCTAATGTAAATAAACAAAGTTGTTCTGCCTCAATGGGTTTCACTCCAATTGTCTCCTATATTATATTCAGCATTAAGAGGACAATTCATTTTGTAATACTCTCCTGCCTCTTGGACTGCTGTTACTGCAAGCTTTCCAAAGTATTCAGCGTGTGCTTTATGTACTTCTACTTGCCATTCATCGTGTATGTTAGCAACGAATTTAAAATCTAAGTTTCTTCTCGTTGCTTCATCGTTTAAGATAACTAAAGCTCTCTTCATAACAATAGCACCACCGCCTTGTAATAAACTATTGAGAGCTGCGTGTGCGTGTCTTATACGTATTCGTCTTCCATCAAGTCCTTTGACGAAACCTTTCGTTGCTGCTTTCGTAACTCTATTTCGTAGAGTCTTAAATGTTGGCTGATTATCAAAGAAACGTTCTCTAAGTCTCTTACCAGTATCTTTGCTTCCTCCAACCACACTTCCGATTTTTGCGTCTCCTGCTCCGTACAAGAGTGCATATATGAAAGTCTTCGCCTGATTTCTTGATTGAAGTCCTGCAATTTTTTGATTTCGGGAGTGAATATCTCCATTAATGATTTCATTTGTAAATTCCTCGTCTTTCATATAGTGTGCAAGCATCCTTAATTCTAAGCCGCTTGCATCTATACCTACTAGTTTATATCCTTTAGGTACTGTCCAGCAAGATCTGCATTCTGTACCATAAGGACTTTTGACAGAAGGAACCTGTGCCATATTTGGTCCACGATGAGCCATTCGAGAAGTTATAGTTCCGTTGGGTATCACAAAGCCGTGAACCCTACCATCTTCTTTTACAGCTTCTATCCAAGATTCGATCTGTGCAATTCTTTTTTGAAGTAATAAATATTCTGCTATTAATTTAGCTTCAGGAATATCTTTTATTCTTCCTAATGTCTTTTCATCTACCATAGGTAGACCAGTTGGAGTACGTTTCTTAGGTTTCCAACCAAATTCTTGTAAGTATTCTCCTATCTGTTTCCTTGAGCCTAGATTAAATTCTTCTTCATATGTTCTAACAAAGCTAGGTGTTCCGTTTTTGAGTAGGGTATACTC